AAGTTACCGAAACAGGGGCCGAAGGTCAATGGTTTGAGGGTGATAACGTACGTTTTAGATATGGTAGCCCAGAAAAAATAGGTGGTAGTTCTCAATTAGGAGACAATAAACTTACCGGTGCAGCAAGAGCACTTCATCATTGGGACGATAATGCTGGTATTAAATACGCAGCCATAGGAACTAATAGAATTCTATATGCTTTTTCTGGTGATACTTTTTATGATATACACCCTATTAGAGTAACTTTAAACGGATGTACTTTTACAAGTAATGCAGCGACAATTACTGTTACCTGTCAAGCAGATCACGGATTAGCTGATAATGATATAGTTTTATTTGATAGTGTTACTATCCCTGCGGGATCTAGTGTATCAGCAGCTACTTTTGATGACATAAGATTTATGGTTACATCGGTTCCAACTTCTACAACTTTTACAATTACATTACCGGCAAATATTACCGGCACAACTTTATCAGCTGGAAATACGTCAGCAATAACTAAAGTATATTATTCAGTAGGACCCGCTCAACAAGAAGCAGGGTTTGGTTTTGGTACAGGACTATGGTCTGGTACAGCTGCAGGTCCTGCGGCAACTACATTAGCTACCACTATTAATAATTCTATTACAACAATTGTTCTTGCTAACTCAGCAGCGTTTCCGGCATCAGGGACAATAAGAATTGGTACAGAGGATATAACTTATACAACTAATACAACAGCAACCAATACTTTAACTGGAGTAACTCGGGGAACAAGTGGAACTACCGCTGCCACACATTCTGCAGGAGTTGCTATTACAAATATTACAGCATTTGTAGGATGGGGAAATGCTTCTAATGATGATTTTATTATTGACCCAGGTTTATGGGTATTAGATAACTTTGGGACAAAATTAATTGCACTTATATATAATGGAGAATGTTTTGAATGGGACGCAGCAGCAACTAATGCTGTATCAACTAGAGCTACACTTATTGCAGGAGCTCCAACAGCATCACGTCATGTATTGGTATCAACACCGGATAGACACTTAGTATTTTTTGGTACTGAAACTACTATTGGTGATAAATTAACACAAGATGACATGTTTATTAGATTCTCGGACCAAGAAAATATTAATGAATACACTGTAAAAGCAGAAAACACAGCGGGTACACAAAGACTGGCTGCAGGTTCTAAAATTATGGGAGCTATCAAAGGTAGAGATGCTCTTTATGTATGGACAGACACGGCACTATTTTTAATGCAATTCGTAGGACAACCTTTTACTTTCTCATTCTCACAGGTAGGTACTAACTGTGGATTAATAGGTAAGAATGCTTGCGTTGAAGTTGATGGTGTTGCATACTGGATGTCTGAAAACGGTTTCTTTACTTATGATGGACAACTAAGATCTATGCCTTGTCTTGTAGAAGATTTTGTTTTTGATGGTTTAAATAGTACGCCAAGAGATTTAATATTTGCAGGAATTAATAACTTGTTTGGAGAAGTAACTTGGTTTTATCCAACTACAAACTCCCCGAGTCTTGATAGAAACGTTACTTATAATTATATAGATTCAGACTCTAAACGTCCTATATGGACAACAGGTACATTAGCTAGAACAACTTGGGCTGATTCTGCGGTTTTTGATAAACCCCATGCAACAAAATATGATAGAACAGATGATGCCTCATATGATGTTGTTGGCAACACAGATGGTAGTTCCATATACTTTAAACAGGAAACGGGGACAGATCAAATAACTGCTGGTGGAGTTATAACTACTGTCATTGGTACAATTACTTCAGGTGATTTTGACATCACACAAAAAAGATCTTCAACAGGACAAGCGTCAGCAGGTATGGTAGACATTAGAGGTGATGGTGAATACATTGCAAGAATTAGTAGATTTGTACCTGACTTTATTTCACAAACAGGTAATACTCAGGTAAGTTTTGTAACTAGAGACTACCCAAATAGCTCCGCAACCACTACAAACTTTACAACTAGTAATACTACTGATAAGATAGATACTCGAATCAGGGCCAGATCAATTGCATTCAAAGTATCTAATACAGCTGCAGCTGAAGACTGGAAACTTGGTACATTTAGATTAGATATACATCCTGGAGGAAGAAGATAATGGCAATAAGTTTTTACAATGCAGGAGACAATGCAATTTATGATTCAGGTATGAGTTATGTACCTCAGGAAAAATATAGAACGGGTTACACAGCCCCTGTTCAAGGTGGAGGACAAGATGCATCTACACCTTCTTTTGGTATACCTAATACAAATGCTTTTACAAATAGTGGTGGTAGTAGTTTTAATCAGTCAGGAAATGCTTTTGGTTATGGTTCTCCTGTAAGTGAAGTTAATGTAAGAACTTTTAATCCTCAACCATATAATTCTACTGGAGGCAGTCCTTTTTCTCCTTCATTTGATCCAATGGCTAATAGAGAAAGTTACGGGGCACAGGGACAATACAATAGCCCTTATGATGATACTGTAGATTTAGGTTACAAGGGTAGAGATACTTCAACTAGTTTAGAAGGCAGTATCGGTAAAGATGGAATAAGAAGAGTAAGTAAACTTGGTAAAGTAATGGATTATATACCTTACATCGGAGGTATAAAAAAAGGGTTAAAATTTTTAGGCGGTCTTATGCCTGACAATCCAAATGGTCCAGGTGGTGGGACCTATGGTATTGGTGGATTGAGTGATGCTCAAAAAGAACAATACAATGCTTTAGCAAAAGATGGAATGTTGTTTTCAGGATCTAGTGGAATAAAAACTTCAACAGGTAAAAATTTTGGGGTTAAAGGTTACATGGACGGACAAATGGATTTAGCTAAAGGTTTTTTTACAAAAGATGATGGATCTTATATGACCGATGAAGAGATTGAGGATGAAATAAAGGCACAGGGTCTTGCTAATCAAAATAAATTTAACACAAAAAGTAAAGGTTTTAAATATAAACAAATGAAAGAAGCATCTAAAATGTATAAAACAAATAAGGCACAACAAGATAAAATTACTGAAAGAAACACTGCTGAAGCAGCAGCGGCAGCAGCTGCTAAAGAAGCAGAAATCGTAGGAAGAACATCACAAGCATATTATGATCAAGCAGTACAAAATGCAGCAGGACGAGATTCTAATCAAGGTAATAGTGTTACAGGTTTTGGTCAAAGTGGATTAGGTAGAGATCCAAATGACAGAATGGCTAAAGGTGGTAGAGCCGGATACTTTTTTGGTGGTAGGGTAAATTTTAAAAATGGAGGCTTAGCAAGTATTTTATAATGGCTAGAATTGTACAATCATTAACTAGAGCAAGTAAAGAATACGAGGAAAGAACTTTTCAATCGTTAGTAAGAGATCTTGACTCAGTTATAACAAAATTAAATACTTCATTTCAAGATGAGGTTAAACAGGAGATAGAAGCGAGAGCTTTCTTTTTAGAATAATGGGTGTAGTAAATCAATATAAATTTAAAGGTATAGATAACAATACAACAGGAAATGCTTTAGTTCCATTTGGTGCAGGTAATCCTTTAGTTAATGAAACTATAATTATTAAATCATTACTTGTTACATCTGCATCTACACCGGTTGTAACTGTATTAAATAATGCTATTACATCTATTAAATCAGCGGCATTGACAGCTGATGTTACTAAAGAGTTATTAACCCAACCGTTAATAGTAGAAGGCGGAAGTACTTTTACAATTCAATCAAGTAATACTGGGTCATTTGATGTGGCTATCAGTTACTTAAACATTAAAAAGGAAAAGGTCGACTAATGGAAATAAAACAGGCAAAAGTAGAGACAACTTACAGACACAAGGAAACAGGTGAGCTTTTTAAAGAGAGAAAAGACTGGGAAGCTAAAGGTTTCAAGCAAGAAGAGATGGCACAAGACGTAAAAGTTATCATGCCTTCTCTTGATTTAATAGGAAAAACAAAGTAAAACGATAGACTAAGGTAAATTTATGGCAATAACAAATTCACAACAAGCTAGACAGATGTACGAATACGGTGGACTAAGTGCACCGAGACAGAACTATGGTTTTGGTAGTTTTGTAAAAAAAGCTATACGTGGTGTTAAGAAAATTGCTAAGAGTCCATTAGGTAAAGCAGCAATAGCAGGCGCAATAGGTTTTGGTATACCAGGAACATCTTTTGGTGGTCTGATGGGTAGAGCCGGAATGTTTGGTGGTCAAGGTGCTACAGGAATGTTTGGAACTAAGGGTATTAGTAGTATGTTTGGAAAAGCTGGGAAGTTTCCTGGTGTAGGTAATTTATTTAGACAAAATCTTAAAGACCCTAAGACGGGTGAGTATAGCACTAAAGGTAATCCTTTTAGTATGGGTAAACTAGCACTCGGTGGTTTAGGTGTAGCAAGTTTAGCTCCACTATTAATGGGTGGTGGTAAAGATGATGTAGAAGAAGAAGTCGGTGAAGTTATGGATCCATCAAACATTACAAACAGAGCAAGAAATTATTACAGTGGGTTAGGTCAAAAAGGTGTAGGCTTAGATTTTATGCCACAGAAAAAATATGTACAAGGTAATTTTTATGC